AGCAGGTTTCTCCTCTTCCTCTTCCTCTTCAGCAGGTTTCCCCTCAAATACTTCGTCCAACCGTTCCTGTGTTTTAGTTTCAAGCTCTTCAACTGCTTTTTGCTGGGCCTCGACCACATCGGTCTCATTTTCGATACGATCAACAGCTTCTTCTAAACTAACATCTTTTTTTTCTTCTGGTTCTGTCATTTCATATTCTCCTTTTTAGTTAGCCGCCTGCCCACATAAGCAGGGGTGGATAAATTACAAAAGGTTATTTTTTCTTACGACCAGCAGCAGCCATTTGTGCCATCTTTTTTGCCCCATATTTACGGCGACCTATCATAGCCACAACTGCTTCAGGATCTTTGGCCCCGCCAGCTTTAACAACTCTGGTCATGGCCTTAAACCTACTACCCTCACCAAGAGGTTTTTTCTTAGACCGCTTGTATGCCGCTTTTGCGGCTTTTAACTCTTTTTTTGCCATATATTCTTTCTTTGTTACCCCTTATACGCTGGGGTTCTTTTATCATATTGGATTTTTTAAGGTAATTTTCGTGGTCTACAAAATTGCTAAAAATCGGGCGATACTCACCATCCAACCTAACATTTGGAAACATTCTTTTATGCTCTTCAACCTGACTCGGACTTATTGCTAAAGAAGCCGAATGTATCGGGCGAGAATAATTACCATGAATGGCAACATTACAATCCCATCGCATATCACTGCCACAATTTTTACAGCGGTGTATCTTGCGGGTATCAGTATCCTGAACAGTTATACCACAACTATCACAAATAAAATCATGAATCGCCATTTGTCCCCCTTTTAAAAACCTGTTTCATTTCCACACGACAATCAGCACATTTGTGTGGCCGGTTAAATGCTTTCATAACAATTTCTTCCCTACCACAAACTGGACATTTATAGCGACAAATTGGCACTATTTTTTTCCTCTTAACCTCGCTATCTCCGCTGGGGTCAATCCAGCCCCCGTCAATCTTGATTCTACCTGTTTTGTTCTTTCAGTCTTGAAATGTTTCTTTACTTTCCCTTTAAGCCTCTGTGCCCAATTTTCCGTATACATCTGTGGGTATCGCTTTTTTAATCGGCGAGTAATTATCTTCTGTTCCGCCGGTGTAGGCTTCACGACTCCTCTTACCTTAGAAGTTTGAACAGCTTTCTTATGGGCCTTTTCCAAACCACCCTTTTTAACATTTTTCTCGAACTCTCTTGCATATTGATCTACTCTAACACCCATTTTAATATACTCCTTGATTTGATTTTTGGCTTTCAGCCGCTGTAGCCTGAGCTTCTTGATTAAATATCTGTTCTGAAGTTGGAACATTGGTAGTCATCGGGAACCCTCTATTCTGAAGTGTTCCTTCAGGACTCATTGATGCCTTGCCTGCATTTTGTGGTCCTTTTTGCATCAACATCATCATCTTCTGTTCAAACTCAGGATCATCGAACCAATCTTGCACATCTTCCAAGATGTCCAACTGTTCTGCTAATTGGGTAACAGCACGTGTAACATTGAACTGCATACCTGATTGTACAGCCACCATACCAGCACTTATCAATGCGGGTACAAGACTCGTGCCGAATTCAACAATACGCTTTGCTCGAACATCAGGATTTAATCTGGTCATTGAACGCTGTCGAATCTTGAACGTAAAGTGTAAGAAGTCACCACTACGCTGTTCGGGTGTAAGCCACAATTGAATCTGTTCCCCACCACTCTTTCGTTTTATAAGTGGCAACTCGATCATAGGATCAGTATGCAGATACCAGGCATGTTTCTTACTAATGTCACTGGTTTTGTCGTAAAGAATCCCACGCCCATCCTCAATCCCAATGCTTGCGTTTCCTTGCATGATCTGTGACTGCGTAGCCGTAGTTTCGCCACCCTTCGTTCCGGGTGTCATATTGCCAGCCATCTGATCGGGGTTCTGGGCAAAATAATTGAACCATATCTGCACCTGCTGTAAGTATAAGGCATTATCCTTGTTCTGTCCACCAAAGGAAACTGTCTTTACCTCATTGGGGTTCATGGTAGCAATCAAATCACCATCTTGGGATTCTCTCAATGCCTCTGCCTCATCCGCTGCCGCAGGAGTATAAAAAGTAATATCTCTCTGCCTGCCCGCCTGGTCCATTATCTTCTTAAAAGCCTTATTAGCCCCACGATGTAAATCAAACAGCATCCCAACTGGTGCAACAGGAAATGGATTGCCAGGCACAGGTGGTGTAAAAGACAATATAGTGTACGGCCCCTCTTTCGGCCCGTAGTAATCAGCAATTCGCAGATGTTCATTAAATGTAATCTGTAATGGATCCGGGATTGTAACTACAGCCTCTGCTTCAGGAACCCACAATTCGACTACATTTATAAGATCCTGAAGCGATTCCATATCATAGGACATTCCCTTATCTTTAGTAAGCCTTTCAATCTTTTCTTGGGGGTATCCTAAACGCGGTATCCGTTTAACAAGGTCGTGGTCATAGCCCTTTGTATCTAATAATATCTGTTTAGGTATAGTTACCCGGTGTCCTATAAAAGCAGATTTTCTCATACTGGTACACACCGGGTCAAAAACAAAGTCATCAAGATCTATCAATTCAGTATATACTTGTCCAGGATCTATAAGATTATCACCAAATTGTAATAACTCGCCACTCGCAGCAATACCAGTTTTTAATACACCAAATCCAAACATGGCATCGACAATGCAGGCCCGTATAATATCCTTCAGCTTCATATCTTCTTGTATCTGGTTCAATGCTAAACTAAGCAATTCAGCATAAGGCTTCTGCGGCAAGAATCTTGTACTAACACTATTAACAGGATTAGTTACGGCTAAATTGGGCACAATCGTTCTAATAGCCTGAAAAATCAAATTAATCGGCTCATCACCAGATAAAGTAACCCCCTTTGACCGATAATATTGGCCCACATATTCTTTTATAAATAAGGCTCTCATCTTACGATAGTGCTTCATACGATTGAAACCTTGATGCACTACATTTTGAAACTTTTGTGGGGAAATTTCTTCTGGCATTATTTCCAACCTTCTTTTGTATAAGTAAATTTATAAGACCGTCTCAATGAACCAGATGTTTCTTTAGCTTCACCCCATAATTCAGGTATCCCATCCTGGGTTAAATCAATATATGCCTCAATCCAATAAGGATTTTTCATACCAATAAGCGTTATTAATAATTCTTCTGGACCCATATTTATCACAAACTAACCGGAACACGCCACCCTTGTTTACTATTTTTCTTTTTATCTCTCTGTTCTTTTCGCCAGCCACAACTACCTTCTGGTGCTCTTGGTCCCTTATGCTTTGCTTTAGGTATCTCTGAATCATCGAGGGTAAGGGCATCGGCTATCACTATGTCACCATGTGTTTTCCTCGCACTCTCATTCTCTTCTACCAAAAAAGCAGGACCGATTCCACCGCCGTCATAATGAATATAAAGTTTAGCTTGTTCTAATCCTTTTTTAGAATGATTTATATATCCACCATGAGCCAGCACCCTGGCATACAACGACAGCAACTGATATTTACTTTCACGGCTCATGTGAAATCCGTATGCCAATTTCTTTTTATCGCTTATGCTTCCCTCAGTTGCCGTTCTATAAAAATAGGGATACTGGAATATCCTGGCAATCAATTTACCAAAATCTAAACCTGGGCCATTCTTTTCCCATTTTAAAAATGGCAAACATCGTGGTTTATGCCCGCCACACCAGATAGCCAAAGCAGCTACAATACGGGCCATATCATAAGGAGGTGTAATAGCATTACGCCATTCAGCTATCTTTTCCCCTGTTTCTTTACATTTTATAGAAACAACTGATTCAGATGCCCCCTGGCCTTTGCTTAGATCGATACCGAATATATAACTCTTAGTCTGATCGGGTCGGCCCATTATAAGATGGGTCCAGATCCTCAATGGCCCATTTGAACCACTCTTAACTATTAATTTTGAATAATCACGCTGTTGTATTATACGATGTAGTTTATCGTTTGCGACACCATCCTTGAAATGTATATGATACCGTGATCTGGGTTCTTTCGCAAATAAAGCTATGTGTTTGTCGATATTGGTAATCGGTGTAAAGAACAACGAACCTGATTCAAGGTCTTGCCGCAAAACTTCACGTGCAAGTTCTTGTGGAGAACGTACACTCTCCTCATGATCAAACCAGGGTGATCGTATCTCATATTCCCCAGCTTCATTTCTTATAACATAGCGATTCGCACCCTTTTCTGGATGTTCCCAATATGGTAAAATAAACACTTTAATCTGGCCCGATTGTTTCCATCTGGCATATTCTGTTCCTGGTCCAGCAGGTGTAGAATTTATAATACGCATAGGGGACACATCTCTTGTTGCTGACCTCATCAACGTACCATGCTTAACTTTGGCAAACTCATCCAGCAATACAACAATTCGTCTGTCACCAGATCCAGCATGCTCGGTTGTAGACTCGCCATCAATGCAACTACCATTGAGAATATTCATCATGTGCATTTTCGTTCGGTTCTTCTCACCAAAATACACATCAGGCGGAACCATCCATTCTGGTAGCCAGCTATTTATATAATCATGTTTCTGGAACAGGGCTTTCATATTACCTGTTTGGTCCACGTAACTTTCGGTTCTTGACATCTCCAGGATCAAAGCCTGTGGTCTAAAAAGCCACAACCAGTGTAAGAAATTAATACACATCCACGAAGCACCCATGTCCCTGGCTTTATCAATAAGAATGTCCTGGGGCGGCACTGGTATTTTTTTCTTTGTATCCGGGTCTATTGTAAATTTATTATCTGCAAGACAAACTTCAAGTACATTGAACAGTTCATCTTGGATGTCCCATGTTATAAAAGGTCTATGTGGCCTGGTTGACACCAATCTTTTTCCCGTATCGGGATCTACCTCAAACTGGTGGTGGGTAAATGAAAAGGCGTTTATCCAAAAAATCAATGACTCCCTGGAGGCTGCAAAAAGGTCACGTTGCAGGCCCGTGTCATCTTCTGCATTTGTCAATAATTTACTACGCCATTCTAAGTTTTCACCCTCAAATTTAGGGACTTTTAGTCCTGTATTGGGGCAAATCCAATACCGCCCATTTTTCGGAAATGGCGTTTCAAGAACAGGTTTTAATAATTCACTATTCAACAAGTTCGTTTAACCGATTTTTACTTTGTTCTGTTACTCGTTTTGCAGTGGTTAGTTTCTGGCTACCATCTGTCGATGAGGATACCTTACCTTCAGTTCGGTCAAAAACCAGCATCATCATAGCTTTATCAGGAGCATGGTGAGTCTCAACTGGTTTGCCGCCTTCTATCTGCACTTCACTCCAGCCCAGGGCCATATTCCAAATTTTCCTGGCAAGAGCCTCAGCCTTAGTAGCCATTTGATCTTCGTTATTGGCATCCTTCACAAGTTCTGTTTTTTCCTGGGCAATTTCCTTTAGAAACTGTGACAGAAGTTTCCCGGCTTTAGTTTTAAGCCCATGTTGGGATATTGGTTTCTTTTTCATTTTCTGTTAAACGCTTTCAATTCTCTTTGTAAACTTTCACGATCCAATAATAAATATAATATAAATACCCGTAAATCCTGGAGTTCTTCCTCTATGCTGAGTTTCTTATTAAATTTCACCCCATCAATCAGGTTAACAAGATCGTGTATTTCTTTGCATATCTGTGGTTTAGTCAATCAATAGCTCCTTACAGATATTGATAGGTATCACAATACTAAAATTGTCGTAACTACGCATACCACCAATTAATAAACCAATTATTTCACCCCTCATATTAAATACGGGCCCACCAGAATTACCGCCCCAGCTTGCGGTATCAACAACAAATAATTTACACTCACCAAAGAATGGTATTTCACGTTCGAGTCCAGAAACGATTCCAAGAGTTACAGTATTAAAATATTGTTTACCAAATGGCGAACCTATAATCAGCACCTGTTCTCCGATTTGTAAATCATTAGAATCACCAAGCTGTAATATCGGGCCTAATTCTTCCTTAATGTGCAACGATCCACAGTCATTGTCAAAATCTACAGCATAGTTTATCGCATCATACCGCTCATTGGCATCAGTTGTAATAGTTATATCACCAGCATAATCAACAACATGTTTTGCTGTAAGAATCGTATGTGGGCCTACAATAACTCCCGAACCAC